TAAAACCACCCCAATCTTCTTCGGGAAACCAATCTAGCCAAGTCTTGATTGTGGTTGTTTTAAGCTGTGGATTTGTGTTACGAATAACTGCCCAACGAGTTTTACGTATTCCTTCTTCATTTGGTTTTTGTGAGATTGCTCGTTTTATTATTTCAATACAACAAGCTACAGATTTACCACTTCCTACAGGGCCACGTATTCCTCTGAAGAAAGTATCATTTTTTAAGAATTCTTTTAGTACCTGTCCATCAGGTTTATAATTTAGTGATGCCATAATTAACCGCTAGTTCATATAACTTTTCTCTAGCTTGTTCAGATAGAGATTCTATGATTCTATCAGCTTCGTGGTTTGTTACCAACTCTTTTGGATAATGTTTCATATGTTGTGATTTAACAACAGTACGTAGTGTATCTATTTCTCTTATAGAATATTTAGTAAATATTGTCATACTTTTCTATATCTCCTTACTTTTCTTGCAATAGATTTTGGTTGTTTACTAAATTGTTTTCCACTCGCTTTATCTTTTCTTTTCTTAGCCGTAGTTCTCGCATATTCTTTTGATGATAATTTTTTAATGGCTTTTTCTGGTAAATAACGTTCTCCTGTTTCTGAAGATTTTTTTCCTGACTTTGTACGCCATTTTTGTTTTGACCATTTAGATAATGAGTTAGATTTCTTTTTAGCACCACTATATCCACCTCCTGCTTTTTTATATGCTTTGACGGCGGCTTGGGCTTTTCTTCCTGACCATTGACCTGCCGCAGTTCCGTGTGATGCTTGTGCTTTTATTCTAGCTACAATACGTTTCCATAACGAAGGATTTTTTTTCTTTGCTGTACTCATTTTTTTGCTGTGTTATATGATGCTGTTACTACTCGTAAATTACTTGGTGCATTATTTTGTGGGTTGCCATCTATATGATGAATATGTTTATTGTCGCCTTTTTTTACGATACCAAGTTTAAGAGCACGTCGTCTTGCTCTATTTCTTTTTACACGATCTTTTTTTGACGAAGAAGATGATTGGAAAGAATCATACTCGTGTCTATAATCTCTACTCATTACTATTTAAAATATGTTGTTTTGCCATTGCGTATGCTTTTTCTTTAGAATGACCACGTATCATTTTAAATTCTGCGTAATCTTTTATTTGTTTTTCTCTATGGCGTTCAAGTTCTGCAAGTCTTGACGTTTCCATACTTTGGGCAATTTTTTTATTTTTTTCTAATTTTTTATTCACCAATACCTCACTAGTTCAATTAATTCTATTATAACAATTAATCCTAAAAATAAAGCTAAAAGTGTATGATATATATTCCATAGAACATAATAATTTTTCTGTGGATATTTTTTAGTAGATTGTTTTTTTCTTACGACCATCAAAACCCTTATCGCCAAAGGGTGTACCACCCACTCCCATTCCTGTTGGTGTTCCTGTTCTGCTTCCTGTTGAAGATGTAGTTTTGTTTTTAATTGTTTGTAATATTCTTTCTTTTGTTCTTTGAAAAATATTTTTTTTCTTTTTTGTTGTATCTTTTTTTACTTCCTTTTTAGGAATGTTTTTATTGCTTTTTGCGGTTTCACTTAATCCTTTCATAATCTTTTTCATTATTTCTTGGTATCTTTTTGGATTAGTTTGTTGCAAATTTTTAAGATTTTTTTTTGTTCGTGCTTCTGCAAACTTTCGTGCTTTACGACCTTTATATACTCTACGAGCTATATCACCTGCAATACCAACAACAAGTGTACCACCTGCACCTGTGGTAATAATTTCTGACATTGAGAATTTATCTTTATCTTGTGGTTTGGGAACATCACTTTTCTTATTTTGTAATTCTATTTTTCTTGTTCTTTTGTCTTTGTTATCTGTTGCACGAACATCATCTTTACTTGTTTTTACTTCTCTTTGTTTAGATTCACCTTGTCTTATTTTTTCCATTTCTTCTTTAAGATTTTCTTTTGCTCGTGAACTTAATAAAGTTTTTTCCTTTTTTTTCTTGTTTGAATCAATTTCTCGTTTTTTTCCTACACCAAAGGCTTCTCTAGTTGTAGGTTCGTTTTTAGTAGAAATAGTTACTTTACCATCTTCACGTCGTCTAAGTTCATACTTTCGTTTTCCCATTGCACGAAGTTTATAGTCAGTAGGATTTTTCCGTAATTCTTGTTCGTATGTTCCTGTATAGGCCATAGAGTTATTATCCTTTCTTTTTCTTTTTTGTCAACATAAGCACTTTTCTTTTTACTTTGGCTGACAAATCTTTGAAGTGAAATAATTTTTTACTAGAAGATGTATGTGTCTTTCCAGAATGAAGATCCCCATTAGGCATCTTATGTGAACCACCTGTATGAACTTTACCATCTTTGGTATAATGTTTAACTCCTTTCATTAGTAACCTTTTTTCTTTTTCTTTTTAGTTTTTGGTGCTTTTGGCATTTTATATCCGGGCATTATTTCTTTCCTTTCTTTTTTTTATTTTTTAATCGTATTGACATTGCTTTGGCTTTACGTCTTGCATCAGCTTTACTTGAGGCACCCCACGCTCTTAATGACAAAAGTAAACGAGTTGGTCTACCTTTGCTATCTCGTTCAGGCCCCGGCATATTTCCCATCCGTGCTAAAAAAGATGCCCGTCTAGGATTATCTCCAGACTTGACCGGTGCTTTTAATGTACCACCTGTTTGTCTTTTATAAGATGCACGACCTTTTGCATTTAATCCTCCTTTAGGATTCTTACCTGCCTTTCTTTGCCACGCCGGTGATTTAGCCATTAGAATACCACGTACAAGATCATTGATACAATTATGTAAGTAACCATAACCGAACCTTAACAGAAAAAAAAAAAAATTACAAGCAACGAACCTTAAACGACTATAATGTCTGAGCACCACCTACCTTATAATCAGGCACGGGTTTTTCTAACCCACCCTTGTTTATTACTTCGGTGTTAGAAAAGCCGTGCCGCATAGTGAGGTCAGCTTTATGTGAATGATACTGGCAAGAGCCAGTAGCATTCGGATTGGGCTTACGCCAACAATCCCGATTACTTCAAGTCTATGTTTATACTAAAATCACCCTTAACCATATGTTGGTGCTTATCTGGTGCTTTGAATCCTGCCCTATCAAGTATATCCTTACTTGCTTCAAGTTGTACATACTCTGATTTCGCACCTGAACATAAATCAAGTAACCTTGATTGTGCTTTAACTGCACTCATCCCCAAGTTATGTTGTATCTGTTCAAACATATACTGTTGTACCTTCGGATTTCGTAGCATACGACTTGCACTTACTCTGGAACTATTCCCCTTGTATCCTGCGAGTTTTGACGCTTCTGTTATCGTACATCCTGTAGATACGAGAGTATCAACTAACTTCTTTGCTTTCGGTGTGATTTCATTGGTTTCTTTCATTGAAACGGACATACTCTTCATATATCAGCTACTGTTAAAAAAGTCAACATACCTGATTGCGTATGACGGGATTGTTAGAAAAACCACTAGTGGTAAGATTTGTAAAGAACAAATCTTTTCTAACAACCACTTACATACACTTTATGTTTAATTAAAGATTTAACGGAGCTTCGCACATTATAATGACAAGGACTCTTTCTAAAGAAACTGTCCTTACGCAGTCATATTTCTTCGGTGCTTACGCTCATTATATTTGACTAGCTATCCTGCAAAGACTCCTCACGAATTGATGGATGTATTGTTTGAGTCAAGTTATTTGTTTTAGTATTAGTTGCGTAAACATTGATGTCCTTCCGTTGTTAAGATTAATGGAAATTATCGAAGCTATAGATACCTACAAATATTTGAGAGGTAGGAAAGCCACCCCTTTATATAAAGGTAGGGGTGGTGGCTTACATTTTGTGCCGTCAGCTAACGGCAGTAGCCAACTCCCTCCGGTTTCCTCCATACCGGCCGATCCTAAAACCTCCGGGAGTTGCAAATTTTGTAGGTATCTATATTTCGTAATTTCGCTATTAATCTTAACAACGAAAGGACATAACAATGGCAACTAATACTAAAACAAATAACTTAACACTTCTTGATAATATTAATTCATTTGTTGATTTTATGGATTGTTCACATATTCCTCCGACATCTGATGGTTCTTCATATAGTGATGGAACATATGATGTTGAATGGAATGTTGATAATATCTTATATTATGGTGGTTCGTTATCATATACTATAAATCAAATTGAAGCTAAAAAATCTTATTATGACAATTTGACTTATAGATTAAATAATATGAATCAAGATACACACACCGATTCAGATATTGAAGATACAAAAGAAAAGATTGCATCTGTAGAACCTGTTATCTTTAACCTTTCTAAAATGGAAGCGTTACAACAAAGATTATTTTACGCATTTGTTGGACGTCATATTGGAATTGAAATTGGAGATAATACTTCAATTCAAAATTTAGTTAAAGATGTTAGAAAATATTTAGATTCTAAAAAAAGAAAAAATATGGAATCTAAAAATTCTAATAAGTTTGATATTGATTTAAATCAAACTGTTACTCTTAAATAATATTAACTTATTCCCTCTAGTCTTAATTGATTAGAGGGAATTTTTTTGTACTTTCTTTTGAAAAAGAAAGATACCAAAGAAAACCATAACTTTAGATTGGAGCATATAATGGCATTTCGTTATCATCTTATTTTGTTTTCAGTATTCATATATTCGTCTATAGTAGTCATAGATGGTTGGCATAAAAGTGAATTTGAATTCTGGACATCACTCATATACTTTTGTACATACATCTCAGTATACGGTGTTGAATTAATAAAGTATCTATCTTCAAATGAAAGACCTTAATTGGTTTTTCATTTGCGGATTTATATTTTAAAATGTGCAAACTTGATGACCTCACTATCATCAGCACTAAGCAAGGCATCAATGCACCCGTAATGCAGGACAAAGCTCCTTCCTCATATATTGTCCTGCACTATGGTTGCATAGCCCGACTAGTTGCTATAAAACTGACTAGCAATGTGCAACTATGTCAAGACTAAATAGGTTTGATTCCTATGCTTGGCAAAAGGTTTTTGGAATTTGTACCTACTTGACGACTAACAAACAAAAACATTTAAACTGTAGCTACATCTTTAACAGAACGAGATGTAGCTATAGCTATATTAGACTTAAAAACAAAGGAGTATATTATGTCTAAATATTTAAAAGAAGATTCACGCCAACATCATTATGAAACTATTGTGCGTGAAGAACACGTCAAAGAAATCAATCGGATCAACACATTCCGAGAGATGTCTAATGAATATCAAGATGTCATTCAAACTAAATATGCAGATGATACAGTTTCACACGATCAATTTGGTTTAGCTATGACATACTACAAAGAAATGGAGTTCTTAACAAAGTTATGTCTATTGCAAATAGAAAACAATATGATTTCAGATGAATATGTAGGTTATATGAAAGATATTGCTAAAGCTGTAGACAAACTAGAAAGGATTGCAAATGGCTCTACAAAGTAAAAAATTATACAGATGTATAGTTACAACTAGTGAAACAACTTATGTTGAAGCAGATTGTGAAGAAGATGTAAAAGAAATGGCAATTTGTGGTCAAGTTAACTCGGTAACTGACCAAGAAGTTTTTGTTTCTAACATAGAGGAGGTGAAAACTATTGGCGATTGAAGCACTAGAACAACAATATGAGTGGGAGTTGAATTCTGAACTTTACACTCTACAATACCTAATTAAGTGTGAGTATGAGATGCGAACAATACTTAAATGCACAGGTGCTATTGAAGTGGCTTTGCATAATTGTGAAGCGAAAGAGTTATCGCAAGATAATTTGGAACGCATCACCACTTCTCTAACCATACTTAAAGAACAAGCTAAGGGGCTAGCTGATCTACTACGAAAGGAAAAGTATGACCTTTAGCTTAACATTAATCTAACCATAAACAAAGGAGTAAATATGTTAGATGATATAAAAAAAGACTACGAGTTTCCAACAGAAATGGTGGAACTTGAAGCAATCAATAGAACAGATCATTTTCAAAACAAAAATTATTCTGTTCCAACTGATATGGCAAGAGCGTGTGTACGTACAGATACCGGTCAGGTTCTGGGTATTCACGGCAGTAAATACAAACCTATCGCACACAAAGATGTAGTTGATAAAGTTATGCAAGGCGTTGAAAAAACGGGTATGTTTGACTATGAAACAAAGATAGAAGTCTTTGAGGCAGGTGCAAAAATGCGTGGCTCTGTTACATTCAACAACCTTGTAGTAGAACCACAGAAAGATGATATTATTAAGTTTCGTATCAACTTCTTCAATTCATATGACCAATCGTGGGCATTTGCAACTATATGTGATGGCTTACGTTTGTGGTGTATGAATGGTTGCACTACACCAATGAACGCATCAACATTACGATTCAAACATACAACAAATGTAAACATTCAGAGTATTACAGATCGTGTAAAATCTGGTCTTGATTTCTTTATGAATTCTGGTATGGACTATTCACAATGGGCACATATCAAGTTGCATCCACATTCAGTTCAAAGATTTCTTGAACAAACATTATGCAAAACATTCAAACGTTCTTCTAATTCTATACCTTACAATGTAACAAGAACAGAAACATTACTTGAAGGTTTTGATAGAGAAGCACGATCATTAGGTAGAACTAAATGGGCATTGTACAATGCAATGACATACTGGTCAACTCATACTGATGGACAGCGTGGACACGCTATTCGTAAACGTAGAGAAGATGAAGTGTCTAAAACATTAGGTTCTGTACAATGGAAAGAACTAGTTGCATAGTAGTATATAAATAGTATAATAAGAGTACGAAAGGAATATATTATGACCGAGGGTGAAATCTTTGATGAGGTAGTTGCCCGTCTTGGTGAATCAGAATCTATACAAGAGTTTAGACATGCTGTAGAACCATTTGCAGAAACAATAATCTCATCACCACTATTTCCAAATGCCAAAAAAAGTCGTTTCAATGATGTTACATATCATATGTGGAACGATTATTGGTCTGAAAAATATTTATAGAATCATATGCAAGGTCTTTTTTATATATTTTGTGTGCCTTGCAATGATTAGGTTTGGGCGTACCTAGTTATGAGAAAACGCCCACCATAAATCCATTAAAACAAAGGAGTATATTATGGATAAATATAATGTTGACTTAAAATTTGATCGCCAAACTTTAAAGTTTGGTAAGTCGCCAAACACGTGCGAGTTCATTGATTTTCATTTAGATAACCCAAAAGTTTGGGAACTGTACCTACAGTTTGCATCTGATATGGTACATCACGGACACAAAAAATTATCAAGTGAAATGCTTATCAATCGTGTTCGTTGGGAAACAATGGTTAATACTACTGACAAACAATTCAAAATAAATAACAATCACAAACCTTATTATGCAAGACTCTTGCTCTCAACACAAAGGTTTAAGAATACAAAGTTCCTTGAAGTTAGACAAAGCTGTGCAGATGACTTATCATATTCCGAATGTGAAATATTGATGAGTCCATATGTATAGAATTGCAGTCAAAGAATTACAAGAAAGACGGCAACACCTAGGATTATCTTCGCAAGAAGTTGCAGAAAAACTAGGTGTTTCCGATTCGTTAGTATCGCTTTGGGAATGTGGTAAAAAGCAACCAAGCAGCACTATGTTTTTTAATTGGATAACTGTGCTTGGCTTTAACTTTATTCTCAATGTACATCAATCTCAAATCCCAAAAACTTTTGAGCCAAGCTACGATACAAAGCGTTGGATCACAGAAGAATTTGGAGAAAGGTATAACTATGAGCAAGAACTTAAAATCTTTATCAACCATTATCGGGCAGGTGCGACAACTAAATCGGATTGGCAGTACGCTTTCCGATCTTGGTTATTGCGTTCCAAGAAATTCCAATCCAATACAACTCAAACCACCGAGGGTACTGCAGAACGCCGTGAGCGTATTAACAATGTCTTTGCTATTAGCAATAAAACAAAACAAAGTAGATGAGTATGTAGCTACAGAAGATGATGCCACTAAAAGTTTACATTTATTAAATGAAACATTACGACATTGTAAAAAATTAATGTTACCTGCAGATCCTAAATATATAGGCACGGCTATAGAAATGTGTGCCTCTACATTTGGGTGTGATGTACCTAATGAACTTGGTTTAAAAATATACAAAGACATATTAGCAAAATATCCACAATGTATTATAGAAGAATACACAATAGAACTAATTAAAACTTACAAGTACAGGAGGTTGCCTGTACCTGCAGACTTTTTAAATATCTATGAACCACCATACGAACACGGAATGTTGTTCATAGAAAATACATATTTAAAAACAAAAAAGTTTGCAAACATAGTACAAAAGTGCTATAAAATAGATACGAAAGGAGTATAATATGCAACCAAAGAAAAAAGTAGAACGACCTAAAACACTTGGTGGTTCAGATGCTGTACGCATTATGGAAGGTGATTGGCACACACTCTGGAAAGAAAAGACAGGGCGTCAAGAACCTGCCAACTTGGATCGGGTGTTACCTGTACAAATCGGCATTGTTACAGAACAATTAAACAAGCAATGGTTTGTTCAGGAAACAGGACATAAACTATTACCGGCTAGTAATCAACACGAATTCACAGATGGATTTCGCCACGCTAGTCTTGATGGAATGGTAAATGTTAGTGACAAAATATGTGTCCTAGAGTGTAAGCATACCAATGCCAACAACACTTTAGAAAATGTTATACGAAAATATATGCCACAGCTACAACATTATATGCAAGTTGCAATGATGGATAGAGCGTACCTCTCAGTAATTTTTGGTAATATGAGATACGAATGGTGTGAAATAACATACGATAATGATTACATAAAGATGCTTTACGAAATGGAAGATACCTTTTGGAAGCAACATATATTAAATGACAAAGAACCAGAAAATATAAAAGCAGAAAAAATAATACAAGACTATACAAATAACATAAAAGTAAACGATATGATTCGTATTGATATGGAGAAGAACAATGAGTTTGTAGCTAATGCACATGCTTGGCGTGAAACGAAAATACCATACGATCAACACCGAGCAGTTGGTAAGGTATTGAAAGAACTAATACCTGCCAACTGTCGTCTTGCTGAAGGTGGTGGTATCAAAATATCACGAACAAAAGCAGGACACCTAACCATCAAAGAAAACAAAGGAGGTTAATATGATGGGTAACATTGAACCAAGAGTAAAGAAAATACTACAAGAGTATGATCTTAAACCCGAACACGCACTCTGGGAACTAAAGCGTGGTGGTAAAGCAACATTAGTTATGTTGCACAAATACTGTGAACTTGTTGGAGCTAAAGCAGGTGTTGTCATTGATGACATACTTGAAGTAGAAACAAACTCTGCACAAGGTATTGCAGTAGTTAAATGCTATGCACACAATGACAAAATGAAAGTCATTACCTACGGAGAAGCAAGTCCTAAAAATAGTAAGGTTGCTTATCCATATGCAATGGCAGAGAAACGTGCTGTAGATAGAGCCATACTTAAACTTGTTGGATTACACGGCTTTGTATATTCAGAAGATGAGTTTGATACAACAGATCAGAAGATAGGTTCTGCAGATGATGACGCTATTAAAACATTTCTTACTAATATTGAAGGTAGCAAAACTATTAAACAAGCTACCGGATATTATGAAATGGCAAAAGTAAACATAGCTAAAGCCAAGAAATCTAATCCGGGATTGTATCAAATGGCTGTAGCTAAATATGAATCTAAACGAAAGGAACTACAAAGTGTATAATAAAATTACATTGATAGGTAATCTAGGTGCTGACCCTGAAATAAAACAAACAGGTGCAGGATCTAATTACGCCATCTTGTCTTTAGCTACAAACAGAGTAGTTAAAGGCGAGAAAGATACCGAATGGCACAAAGTTGTTGTTTGGGACGATAAGATTGCTGACATACTTTCTAAATATAGTAAGAAAGGTAGTCGGGTTTTATTGGAGGGAAGATTAACATATCGGGATTGGACAACCGAAGATGGTGAAAAACGAACCAAAGCTGAGATACACTTAGATAGGTTCAATTCAGAAATGAAACTTATGGATTCTAAATCTGATAACTCTACACCATCTGTAACTACAGATGAAAAATCAAAACCACGAGGATTTGAAAAAGAAGGCCTTGATGATTTTGATGATGAGATTCCAATCTAATGTTTAAAATATTTGTTGTTACACTATGGTTAGAATATGAAGGTAGATTATATATGAAGTATGCTGTACCTTTACTAGCCAAGTGTAACGTCTTTACGTGGTGGAGTGTGCAAGAACAATTCAAAAATTCTGTAGTTAATGTAGCCGCTATGAAGTGCACACGATTTAAAGATTTTAGGTACGATAGGAGGATTTATGACCGCAAATGAAGCACGTGTATTAAAGTTTGTAAAAGACTTTTTAAGTATGTATGGGTTTAGCCCATCTTATAAAGAGATTGCAGAACATCTAGCGTTCTCATCACCTTCACAAGCACATAAAATATGTATGCAATTAGTGAAGAAAAATAAATTAACCAAAGGTGTAGGTGCAAGAAACCTAGAAGTATTAGGCACAGATTGGTATGCACACGCACCATCAGATACAGAGCCAAAAAATGGGAAAGTTTAGCAAGAGCAAGGGATATAGAGTAGAAGCGAAACTTGTAAAGGAGTTTGTTAAACACGGAATAAAAGCACGAAGACAACCAATGAGCGGAGCGATACCAGATTTCCCTTACGACATAGAAATAAGACAAGAACCTTGGCACAAACTAAGCGTGGAAGTAAAGGCACGAAAAGATGGAGCCGGATTTAAAACACTAGAAAGATGGAAGTCGGGTGCTGACTTGCTGTGCCTACACAAAGACCACGGCACAACAATGGTATGTTTAGACTTGCCTTTATTTATAGATATATTAAAACAAAGTAATGAACAAGATTAATGAACAAGGGCAAATAGTTGACGACAATGGTGTACCCATTAAAGATCACAAAGGAGAAATTATAGTTGTACCCCTAGAATATAGATACAATTATCAAGAGTATCAAAAAAAAGATTAGTCTATAGGTAGAATAAAAGTAGAATTAGCCCTACAACGGCTATAGCTGAGTACAGAGGGTAAGCTGAAATCTGAAGTATAATCTTACCCCAAACCTTACTGCACACCCTTCTAGCCTTCTCTATGCTTGACATTTTTGCCTCCAAATAATCTATTATGGTTTTTTGTTTTTGTTTTGCCATTGTTGTCCAATTTTTTCTGCACTACGCCCAACAGTATAACCACCGACACCAATCATTATAATATCTAATAATGAGTTTTGCACGGACTCAGGAATGTTAGGTGCAGTAAATCCAAACCAATGTGCTACCATTAGTGCGGCAAACAATAACATCATTATTGGTCGCCAACTTCTTTGCAACCACGTACCTTGTGCTTCTAATTGTATAACAGTTGCGGCGGCTTCTATTTCTTTTAGATCGCCTGTAATAATTTTGTGCTGTAACTCAGCTTTAATCTTTTCTTTTTCTGCTTTAGATGTAATAACTTTATCTACAGTAGAGAATATTGATTTGGCTATAGGTGCAAGTAAAGGTAACATTAGATTATATTATTGTAAAATTTGTGATCGCCAATAGTAACTACAGGCGTTTGGCCTTGTGCCCATTTAGGCATAATGTTTGTAGTGTGATAATGCGTTGACCCTTCTGTATTATCTTTTATCTTTTCTTCTAATACCAAATAAGCAAGAGCAAACATTTTTAAATAAACTTCATCTACCATTGGTAAATTCTCCATCTTTTCTTTATTAGGATCACCTTCATTCCAACAACTAAACTGCCATTCTTTTAAACAAACTTCTTTTGGTGTGTTGCCATACCAACGTCTAGCCTCGGCTCTATTTTTTATAACACTAGCTACAGCAATCTGACCACTAGTATCTTGGTTGCGAGATTCACCCCACATTGTCTTTGCCATTATGTCTAAATCTTCAAACGTCATATAAACTTTAATAACTTTAACTCATAATATATAAAAATCAAGAGTCCTGCAATAGCTAATGATGCAACTATAATTGTTTTCCTGCGTTCTTTTTCTTGTTCTAGTCGTTTTAACTCTCTTTTTTTCTCAGCACGGGCACTAGCAATTTCACCTTGTAATCGTTCCCATTGACCCGGTGAACCATATAATAAAAAGATTTCACGCAACTGATCACGCATACGAGCAAGTTCTTCTTTACGAAGATGGGCTTCTATGGCTGTTTGTTCTACCGAACTAAACTTACCAAACAAGGATCTCCCTTTTTTTTCTGCGTGTATTTCAATGTTTGCTTCACCTATAGCCCACTTTGATATATACCCACTTAGACTAGACAAGTCTTTACCTACCTGTATACCTTTCATAATTACAGAATGAGCAGTTTTAACTGCGGCAAATGCTGAAAGCGGATCAATCATTAATGTACTCTTTCGTAATCGTAATATTCTTCAAAGCCTACAGATTCTATAAACTCCTTAGCTTCACTTAAACTGTCAAAGGATTTGGCTTCTATAACCACAACATATTGTTTGCGGTATTTTTTAACTTTGTATGTTAATCTAAGTTCTTCCATATAAAAGACCAAGTATTATAGTTATCAACAATCCAATAATAGATGCACTTGATGACCATAGCAATACCTCTAGTCTTTTAATGCGATATTCAACAGCATCAAGACGTTGACCTGTCATTTGTCTATACACGACACATTCTCTTTCGTGAGCCCTCATTTCTTTAGCTACATCTTTTATAGTACGTGTGTCCATTATTTAGGTTTCTCTGGCATAGTAACAGCTTTAGCTTTATCTACTGTATCTATATCTTTAGTTATATCTCTTAGCTTTTGTCTATAAGTTTTCCAATCAGCAGACATTGTTAAATCTGACATACCCATCCAATCACACTCAGCAAGAAGGTTAGTTCTTTCTTCACGAATACTTGCCATTAGTCTGTCATACTCACCTTTAGCCCACTCTACATCTCTAGCTTCAAGTTCTTTGATTTCGTCAGCAGTAAGTTTTACCTCAACACCATTAACCATTTTAGTTTTATAAATAGACATATTTACCTCCTTTCTTTTAATCTACTATTCCATAAACAGTAATTGTTCCTGCATAATTACCACTTGATGTTTGAAATTTAACATAGGGTGTTATGGTTGTAGCATTAAACCTACCATTTATAATTGATGTAAACACATAATTAGTTGAACTATTAAAATTTAAATGTCCGTGATACCTTGCTTTAACTGAACTATCGTTTATTGCAAAAACTGTGATTTCAAATGTAGCATGGTCAGAGTTATTTGGTACATAATAAGCTACTGAAGCACCTCCTGTATCTGTTTGTCCAGACCTATGCCAACTTGTATAACTAATGGAATCATTTGCACCATTAACATCAGTATGATTTCTAATACCACCTTTTTGAATTTGTGTAGAAAAAGTATCTGATGCAGTTCCAAAAAACATATTTAAATTTGGATTACTTGCAGAAAAAGTGCTAAGATTATGTCCAAATATTTTGTATGCTTTATATGTTGTGCCTATTGTTGCACTCGTTAAATCTAAAGTAATAGATGGATTTGAACCATCATTTGTACTAGATACTAATTTAACCAACCCACCTGTTGCAAAAGGCAATGCAGTTACACTAGATAAAGAATTATTATTTGCTCTAATTATTGCCATTATTCTACTATCCCATAAACTATAAACAATCCTTCATCAATAGTTCCTGTTGATGGAAAAAATTTAATATAATTCATAGCACTTGTTAGAGAACTAGTGAAATAATTTAAATTACCATAAATATTATTATTATTGTTATAGTGAATCCAATTACAAATATATTTTTTATAATCATTTGTTCCAGAACGACCAAAGTTTGTTAAATCAAATTCATAATAATTTCCAACATTTGCTTTTAAATTCCAACCTTGAAAGTCATAGTAATTTGAAGTGCTTCCCGAACCAACAGCATGAGAATTAGAAATTAACTGTGCATAATGAGAACCAAAATTACCAGTAAAAGAAATTGTAGACCCGTTGTCTGGTGAATCTGCAAATCGTAAATCTGATGGTGTTGAATGTGTAAGATTATGCACTACTATTTTAAATCTATTATAGCCTGTCATAGTAGAACTATTAAACACAACTTCTGAAACACTAGAACTTACATTTGTTTCTGTAATTTTAACTAACCCACCTGCATTTCCAAAAGATAGATTACCACTTCCATCTGTAATTAATGCTTTGTTTGCACTTGGTGCTGTGCTAGGCAAGGTTAATGTATATGATTGTGCCGCACTATGAGGTGGGCCTTTAATTGTTACTCCGTGGCTATTAGTTTCGCAATTTAATTTTATTGCTCCCGAATCTGATCCTGCTCCCTTTGATATAATTGTAGGTGCAGTAGCTAACTTATCATTAGTTACAGTATTATCACTTGGTGTACCTATATTAAGAACATCACCTAATACTAAAATAAAATTTATAACATCACCTGTTACCAAATTACTTGCAAAAGTAAGTGTGCTACCAGATACAGTAAATGAAGTGCCCGGACTTTGTATTATACCATTTAGACTTACGATCATATGGTTCGCAGAAGCCGGTACATAGTTTGCAGAATTATATTGCATAGTGTAGGCGGCTTGACCATTAACTACAGATATGGTGTCTAGCTTTATAAAGTTTCCTGTTATAGGTTGTTGTCCAATATAAGGCATTAGTTTGCTATCTCCAACCACATAACTGTACTAGGTGAACCTGCAAAAGCACCATCATAACTTCTATTTATATACAATGTGCCAGAGTTTACTTTAAGTTGACATTTTACAGGTATAGCCGAACCATCAGTATTTGTTATACTTGTAAATATTGTTGAAGGCATATATGCATTAGCATTTAATGATGTACTATTATAAAAAATATGTGTAGCATCTGGTGATGAACTACCTGTTGATAAAAAATCTGAACCATCAACAACCCATTTATAATAAGTATAAACATTTGTTCCACCATCTGCATTTGCAACACCAGATATAAGTACAATGCTACTAGAACTTGATGGTGTAAAACTACCAAAATCTAAATCATCTGCATAAGAAGTTGCACTTGACCTCGTAGAATTTGTTGTAATCTTTGTAATTTTATGACTCAATAGTTTACCTCCTACACCTGTTGTTAACGAACTTGCTAATATTTTACTTAATGGCATAATCTATTCCTTTGGGTATTTATCCTTAACTGTTTTTATTGTTTTTTTCCATTCATCTATACCTTTATGATAAATAGTATCTAGTTGTTCTTCTATTCTTGGGTATTCTTTTTTTCTTTGCATCTTATATTCATTAGCTTTGTCTACTTTATCTAATTCTGCCTTCTTTGTTTTGATTTGTTTAACAGTAATTTTGTTTGGATTGTTATCAAACCAAGTAATTTTATCATAATCTTCACCTACAACTTTTACTCTTGCATTTGAGTCTAAAGCTAATATTGCATCAACTATAATTGCCATTATGCACCTATTTCCATTAAAGTAATATTTGAAGTTGGAACTGCTGTTTCTTTATTATTGTAAGTATATCCTCCACCATTAATTATTAAAGTTAATGAGCTTAAACTACTTCCATAGTGGTTTGCATAAGCAAAAAAATTATAAGTTGTCGCTGAAGTTGTATTTGGTGAATCTAAAAAATGTAAAAGTGGTGCTTTATCTGGTTTTGAATAACTACTAGCAGCTATTATTGAATGACCAGTACCTACACCACTATTCCAACTACTTGCATCACCTTCTCCAATAATAGTAGAACCTCTTTTTATTGTTACACCATAAGTTTGCACACTTGAATTAGTTGAGGACATAGATATAAAACCTGTAATCAGGATTTTACTACTTGTTGCACTTGGAGTTATACTAGCAGTTAACACTTGTACTTTGTTATCAACATTTGTGCTTGAATAACTAGCGTATTGATCATCGTGAACATTAACAACTTGTAAAACTTTACCACCACCTGCTTCTGCAAAACTATTATCACCTCTTAAAAATGTACTGCTACTTGCTGTGCCTGTTGCTGATAATTTTGCTATTGAAACCGAACCATCTGCTAATTGACTTGTACCAACACTACCACTTGCAGGATTAATTGTACCTACGGCTCTACCTAAATATATACAATACATATCATCTGATCCTGCTGTTGCTTCAGTTAATGTTAAACTTGTACCAGAGGCAGAGTACGCATATGTAGGTTCTTGTCTTACATTGTTTATATATAATGCAATATCATTAGCATTAGTTACAGATTGCGATAATGTATAGTTTTGAGTTGCACTAACAGAAAAATCTTGTTTAACAAGCGATTGTGAAGATGTAGTAGGAGTAACACCAAGATAAGCCATTAGGTTATCTCCATTATTGACAATGCTACATCCAATGAAGCTGATGCACTTGCTTGTGCTTTAACAACATCAGTTGTTTGCACGACAACTTTTTGTCCTCCAAACACTTCAAGTGTAGTGTTAGCCGGTATATCTACTGCTTTTAACAAAAAGATGTTAGCATTAGTTTCTGTATCAGAAGTATCACTTACTAATTGTACATCTGCAGTTATTGCACTTGTTGTTTTATTACACAATGCCATACCTAATACAACTGTACTTGTGCTCGAAGGTACAGTATAAATTGTATCTAACGAACTATTACTTACACTTGCTTTTGTTTTTACTTTAAATGTATTAGCCATAATGTTTCCTATATTAACCTAAAGCAATAGCTAATGCAACAGGGTCGGGTGCTGTGTTAGTAATCGTTACTGTATCTGTTGCACTTACAGCTACTTGCATATTTGTTCCTGCCGTAAAAGTTAATGTATTTCCATTTGATATTGTTTGTGATGTAGAGCCATCTGTAATTGTAAAATCATTAAATGTACCTGTTCCGTCTGCACCATCTGAGCCGTCGCTACCCGGATTTCCTTGTGCACCTGTTGCACCTTGTGGTAAACCTAATGCTAATACACCTGTAGATGTATTATAAGATGCTGTAGCTGATGCTCCGGGTGATAATGTGCTTACTGTTACACCACCTGCAATAGGTTGTGAACTTACAGAAACATTACCAGAACCATCAAAAGATAATATTTTATTGGCTCTAGTTGCCGGTATTGATAATGTAGGTGTTGTGTCATCACCATCTGTTAATCTTATACTTCTTGTAATTTGATCTTTATTATCACTAAATATAGCAACAGCTTTATCTAATTCTGTATTTAAGGCAGTAATATCAAATGTGCCATTGACAGGAAAATCTGTTGTTCTTTCTATAGTAATACGTCTAACAACTACAACTTTATCATCTGCTGTAAGTCCAGAGCCAAATGTAATAACTGCACCTGTACCAAACTCATACGCACTATCGCTAGAAGAATTACTAGCTGTTACTTTATACGTAGTAGTTGTAGTAGGATTAGCATTGTATGTAGCTAATGTACCATTCTTATAAACTTGTAAGTCAGCTATACCAAAAAATTCAAATGTAATAGTAAACGCAGTTTGTCCACCTGTAGCTGTAAAAACTTGTCTACCTGTATTTTGTGCTGATGCAATCGTCATTCTTTTATTCCTGTAATTGTATCATATATATAATCAATCATATGCTCTATCCCTAAAAGTGTACTTCCGGGTAAAAGTCGTTTTATAGTATCGTGTTTTTCTTCTTCTGTAAATCGGTTGTCAGATAAAACTGATATTAAATCATAAACTGCGGCAGGGCCTGCACCTACAACACTTTTAAAAGCGTCTTCTCCAGACACTTCTCCAAATCGTGCATCTTGTCCTAATAATGGTCTTAATCCTAATGGAGTTTCAAATGCTCCTTGACTTAAAGTTTCTAAATGAAAATTTAAATCTCCTAATAATCCTGTAATACCTGACAATTCTACACCTCTTATTGTTCTTTCAACCCAATTTTTATTTTCCCAATATGATGGATTTTTTAAAAAATCTGCGGCAACGCCTAATGCAATCATACTCATCATACCATTTATAACTACTGCACCTTTTTCTCTACCTTGCACGGCAGATAGGAATACTTTACCATTTGCTCCCATCATCCAACTAAAAAACTGTGTTAATAATTGTAAAGGTGCAATATTTATTTTAGCACCAAATTCTGTTGCATCAAATTTTGCTCCTATAGGAAATCCAATCGTATTTGCAAATTTTCTAAATAAATTATTATTAAATAATTGTCTAGCACCTTCACTATTAATACGAATAACACCACTCATCATATTAGGTACATCTGCTGTTGTTGGTGTTACAATTCTTCTATCTACATCTGTTCTTAATGCTTGTGCAAATATTTCTCTTGCTGTTTTACCACCTGCTATCTTATCCCATTCTCTTACATTAGCTAAATAATGCGTCCCCCCACCTTTTTCTACTGCCTCTATTGGCATACTTGCTATTAATTTTGCATTATTTTCATCAATACCATATGACAACAGCCGTTGTTGTCCTTTTACATCTAATAAACCTTTTGACCAAGCTACACTATCTTCTAAAAATCTATGAGCACTTAGTAATCCGTTAAAAGTTTTAAGAAAATATGTCAATGGTTGTAAACCATTAAATGTATAAAAATATTCTTGTGCCCTTTCGGCGTGTCTGCCTATATATTTATCTAAAATATTGCCAGATCGTGTAGCATCAAGATGAATACCACCTTGCCATACATATCTATTAGTCATAGACATTGCTAATTCCATTAATGGATTTAAATAATGCACATCTGCCATATTACTTTTAGCAAAAGGGTTCATACTACGGCTAACAGCATCTTTACTAAAACCATTAAAATATGTTTTCATAAAACCATCTACCATTATTGGTCTAGCTAATTCAGGTAATCCAGATATTGTAACTTTGCCCATATAGGCAAGGTGAATTACATTTTCTAGCAACTTTGTGGCTCTTACAGACATAGATGCAGGATCACCTGTAAAAAATGTGCCTAACAATTTATCTTTCTCATCTATATAAGCGTTAAGTATTCTATTTCTATCTGTAGCACTTATACCTTGGCTTATCATATCAATTTCTTTGTTTATTATGTAATCTCTCATATGTACATCACCAAAACGGCGAGTAAATTCAATAGAAGCACCTATTTTTTGAGCGTAACTTCTCATAATAAAATTAATATCTGTTTCAATAAATTCTTTTATTTCACTTATTGGCAATAAAGTATCTCTTTCAAGTAATTGTTTTGCACCAATTTTACCTCTACCTCTATATGTTTTATCTATGCCATTTGCATTATCAATATTCATAAAAGATGCTTGTTCGTTTCTAATATCATCAAATCTACGCGCAGTTTCTGCTTCAATAATTAAATCTCTTTCATTTAATGGTATTTTATCTGATTTTTTCATTGATATACCATACTCTTTAGCATAACTAAGTTGTCTTAAATTATCTCTTATTGATATATACTTAGGATGACCAGAAGAATGTGGTACGCCTTTATTAGGTTGCGATAACTTTTGGCGTATTAGTCCTTTTAATTGATCTGCTTGGTCATTTACTTTATCTAAACGCCATATAATTGGCATATAATCTTTAATAAGTGATGTATCTTCATCAAATTCTCTTATTTCATTATTTATTGATTTAACATCTTGTTTTAATTTTTTTCTTCTATCTAATAAAGCCTTAATTCTAGGATCACCGGCAGGTAATTGTGTTACATTACGATCAATTTTTTCTATTGCTGATTCTAATCTTAACAAAGTACGCTTCATTGTGTTTTGATTAGCATATAAACCTAATAATGAGTTTTGTTCGTTGTAATATTTAAAAAAATTATCTACTTGTTTTAGTGAATTTTTTACAGCTTTTCTTGTTTGTGGATCAAAGTGTACTAAAATTTCTTTATCGGCTCTAGCTTCACCAACAAGTTCAAAATATTCTTGTTTGCTCATTCGTTTTTTACGAGCAGGATCACGAAGAATAGCATTTCTTATATTACCAAAAGTTGATTCCACTGCTACACGGAAACCTTGTTTTCGTCTTTCCCAATTTGTTTGAGTTGCATTACCACCCATTAATTTATGAAAATCATCTTCTACTTTAGCTATAGTTTGTATATAAAAACCAAAATGTTTTAGACTTAAATCTGTAGCTATAGAGGTTGGTGATGCTCTACCCATTTTATTTAGTTGTGTCTGTGTAGCGTGATTACCGGATATTTGATACAAGTCCTCCATATATTGTAATTTTTGTTTTTCTGTAAGTATTTTATTTTTAAATATTTTTTCTAGTCCTCTACGCAATGGACTTACTTTTTCTAATGTTCTTAAAAAACCATCTACATCTGTTCGTAAATAAGCATTTTCTGGTCGCACACTATATTCAACTGCCCATTTATTTACAGCTTTTTCGTGTTCTAATTTTGATGCAAATTTGTCAGGTTTTACATAAATTTTTCTTCCAATAGCTTTTATAAACTCAAAGTGCATATAATCATCCATTGTTTTAAACATTTTAGCTATTGGTATATTTAATTTTAAATCTTTAAATTCTTCTTTATATGTTTGTGTAAGCCATTTTTGTTTTATTCCTACATCATCAAATGTAATTTGATTATTTTTTTCATTAAACTCGGCAACTGTTCTATGTAATAAAGGCATTTTAGCATCTGGTGTATTTGCAAGATTGTTTTTTATTGCAGTAAGTTGTTCTTTTGTATATATATTACTTACATCATCAAATTGTTTTGCATTGCCTTTAACTTCTACTTTAGCTTCTTTATGTTTTGCAGTAACATTTTTTTTATTATTGTAAAAAATTTTATTAGTTTTATCTTTTACAAAAATAATTCCATTTTTTAAACTTGTAGCATCAAAATAAAATTTAGTTCCTGCAGGTGATAATTTAACATTTGCTTCTTCAAATGCTTTATTATAATCATCTATATATTGTTTTACATTTTTGCCAAAATATCGTTTAAAAGCATCAGGATCATCTCCTGTTAATCTTGCTATTGTACCTGTCATTAACCCACCAAACAATGCCGCAGATCCTGTCATCATTAAACCTTCACCTTCTGGTTTTGTAGGGTCAAGTTTTGATGCAACATATTGACTTGCTCCTTCAGCTAAACCTACTTGTAAGCCACCTCTTGCGGCGTTCATTAAAAACATATTATGTCTTATGCCAAATATAGGTATTGCTGTAATAGGATTAATTAAGGCTGACGCTAAATAAGTACCAATACCTGCATCAGCTATATTATCTCGTCTTTCTTGATTTCTATCTATTCGTTCTTTAATTCTTTGTGTTTCTTTAGGATTTGCTGATTCTGTAAATTGGTCTGCGTGATGTTCATATCCTTTAATTTCGCCAAAAGGATTGTAGTTTGGATCAAATGCACCAACACGACCTCCTGTTGCAACTTCTTCTATTCTTTCTACTGTTTGACCTATGCCTTCAAGCATTACTATATCAACCATATCTCTAAATAAACTTTGATCTACAGTAACATCAGTTGATCTAGGTAGTATTGGCCTTGTTGATTCTTGTATATTATCTATATTTTGAAATAAATTTGCACTTTCTTGCACCTGTTGTTTTTGTTTAGGTGTAGTTACATTTAATTCATAATCAGATAAAGGTTTTTGTATCATTTTTTATTTCTATATTTATATAAAATATTATTATAAAATTTAATATATTCTGGTAAATCATTAGTAAAACCTAATTGGTCATAAATAGCTTGTACACTATCTATTGTACCTTCATCTTCTACTATTGCCGCAATTCGTTCTCCTGTACCTTTTATTAATAATTGTTTTTCGTAATCTGAAATTTCATATTGTAAATGTTTTCCATATATATCATTAAAAGGGTCAAGAATAACTTGTGATCTACCTGTTTCATCCATAACAGGATCAACTAATCCTTCTTCATCTCGTATGTGTAAAAAATATTTCATTGTTAACGGATTGCTTGTTGGTAATGTTTCAATACCTCTTACTGCAGGTACAACAATAAATTCTGCTTCATCATATGTAAGTGGTCGTTTTTCACCTCCATACATATTTGCTCTATCTTCATTCCAATTATCTCTATAAACATTATACATATAAGATTTTAAATATGATGAATCTTTTTCCATTGTTTCAGGATTAAGTATTGCAAAATTTTCTATTGGGTACATACCAAGCGACTCTTGATTTTTTAAACCTTCTGATCCTGTAGCTCCAAATTTCGTAAGTCCATATATGCCCTGTTTTGCATAACTTGTAAGTAATTTTTCTGCTTGTTTTTGTATTTCATCTTTTCGTAATGTAACACCAATATTGTTTTGTAAAAGAGTATCTCGTATTAATTTATTAAATTTATATTGGCTGCTTTTTGAAAAAAATGTTGCTCCCGGTAATTCTACACCAAATACATTTGTATCTACATCTAAATCTTGTACTGCGGCTTTTATGCCTTGGTCTACTCTATCTTTTATTAATGTTAGTTTTTCATTATCTCGTGTTATTTCTTCTTGGAATACTTCATATTCATTTTTTGTTTTTAAATTTTGTAATGTTAACTGCCCACCTAATCTAAGATTATTTATATTACGAAGATAACTATATGTACTTGATCCTATATCTGCCGGCATAAGATCAACCATATAATTTTGATATTTAGAAGCATCTTCAAGATATCCTTGTAGCCATTCTACATCACCTGACCATATTTTATCATTTAACATTGTTTTAACTCCAGATGGAATATATTTTGTTGCAAATAACATTTTGTAGTCATCAGGATTGTTAATATCAAATTCTTGTCCTGTTGTTGGTAATCCTAAAGATTCTCTTAGTCCATCAGCACTTGCTATTCGTTCTGTTAATTTTTGGCTATCTAATTTATCCATTAATTGTTTTGCTCTAAAATTTGTAATTACTTCTTCACCATTTTTAATTGCTTCTATACCTAAAGATATCTGATTGTTAGAGTCATCATTATCTATAGCATCTTTCATAATACTTAATCTTTTTTTAACAACATTATTTAAAAATGTTTTATTTTGACCTGTAAGTGTACCCATTGATTTTTGAAAGTCTGCTAAAGTAATTGTTGTATCAAATCCACCTTGTTGATGTTCAGGCGAATATAACTTTGCATCACCAACACCATTAATTAACAATTCAAATGCTTCTAAATTTTTAGCAAACTTTTTTTGATTTACTACTTGTTGATTAGCAACAGATAATGGATTCATAAAATCACCATAGGTTTCAAAAAATTTTACAAGGTTTTGCATATTGTTTAAATCATTTTTGTAATGTATACGTGCATAACTTGATATATCTTCAAATTCTAATGCTTCGTTTGCAAAATCTTGTTCAAGTATTGTTTTAGCTACATTTATTTTTCCTGCAATAAGTGCAGATTCTATCTGTTCTTGTGTGCTTTTAGTATATGCTTTGTATTCTTCATTCCTTCCTTGTTCTTGTATGTTTAAAAAATTAGCTTCTGTTTGTTGTTTATATTTATTTGCAATATTATTAATATCATCTTCTAATAATGCTTTATATTCATTAGGAAATGATTTTTGTGTTGCTTCAATTATAGGTTCTATTTGTAATGCAAATTCATTTGGATCACTTCCTTTTTCAAAACGAACTCGTTTATATACAGCATCTAATTGATCATCAAAAAATGAACCAACTTCTTTTTTTATTTTAGCTAAAGCAAATTTGTCATACTTTTGTTTTGATTCT